ACAATGCTGTCGCGTCTGGAGGAAGGCGGGAAAATTATCATCATTATGACCCGCTGGGCAAGTGATGACCTGGCAGGCCGGGCGCTGGAACACTTTAAGGAGGCCGGGGCCAAGATTCGGCATATATCCATGAAGGCCTTGCAGGATGACGGGACAATGCTATGCTCTGAAGTCTTGTCAAGGAAGTCCTACGAAGCCAAGATTAAGGCTATGGGCGCCGACATTGCATCAGCCAACTACCAGCAGGAGCCGATTGACCTGAAGGGCAGGCTGTATACCAGCTTTAAGACCTATTCCGGGGAACTGCCTCAGTTCAAGGAGATACGCAACTATACTGATACGGCGGATACCGGTGGAGATTACCTGTGCAGCATCAACTATGGCGTTACATTCGCAAATGAGGCCTATGTGCTTGATGTGTTGTACACAAAGGAGCCGATGGAGATTACAGAACCAGTAACGGCTAAGATGCTGCTGGCGGGCTCTGTAAATGTGGCGAGAATAGAATCCAACAATGGCGGCCGCGGGTTTGCGCGTAATGTGCGCCGCATCCTGGAGCAGGAACTGGGCAGCAATTACACTACAATAAAGTGGTTCACGCAGACGCATAATAAACAGGCCAGGATATACTCCAACTCTTCCTGGGTAATGGAGCATATTTATTTCCCGGAGGATTGGAAGAACCGTTGGCCTGAATACTATGATGCGATGATAAAATACCAGCGGGAAGGGAAGAACAGGCACGATGATGCCCAAGATGCAACAACGGGAGTTGCGGAAAATTGTAATAAAGGAAGCGGTATGAAAGTCATGAAATAGAGGTGAGAACATGGAACTGGAAGTAATGAAAAAACTGATTAAGAAGTACACGGCGGGACATGGTGATTTCCTGATGCGGCAGGAGACGGCTAACCGGTATTATAAGAATAAAACGGATATACTTTTCAAGCCGGCTAAAAAGAAGGAATCGGACCCAGGAGAGAATCCGCTGCGCAATGCGGACAACAGGATTCCGTTTAACTTTCATGGACTCCTAGTCAACCAAAAGGCATCCTACATGTTTACGGCTCCGCCATTGTTTGACCTTGGGGACAAATCAGCCAATAAGGCCCTTACCGCGTTTCTGGGAGATAAATACGCAAAGACCTGCAAAGACCTATGTGTGGATGCCTCTAACGCATCGGTAGGATGGATACATTTGTGGAAAGATAAGGCCTCAAATGGATATAAGTATGCAGTGGTTCCGCCGGGAGAGGTCATACCGGTATGGGGTAAGAGCCTGGAGAGGGAGTTAAAGGGCGTGCTCCGCTGTTATCATGATATCAATGATGAGGGGGAAGAACTGGATGTATATGAATATTGGAACGACAGGGAGTGTCAGGCTTATGCAGTACGGGCCGGAAGCAGTGTGGATGATGGACTGATGCCATACCGCTCCTTCACGCTGATTGACACGGATGGCAAGTCCAATCTGGTCAACCAATTTCCTCACGACATTGGAGAGGTGCCATTTTTTCCATTCTTCAATAATAACACGGGAACAGGCGACCTGGACGATATCAAGCCCCTGATTGATGTATATTGCGGGGTATTCAGCGGTTTTGTTAATGACCTGGAAGATATCCAGGAAGTCATTTTTGTTCTTACGAATTACGGCGGGGAAGATTTAGGACAGTTCCTGCGGGAGCTTAAGGACTACAAGGCAATTCAGATTGAAAGTGAAGGAACAGAAGATAAGTCAGGTGTATCCACGCTGACCATTGAACTTCCAGTGGAGGCCCGCAAGGAGCTACTAGCCACGACCCGGAAGTGCATCTTCGAGCAGGGCCAAGGCATTGACCCGGACCCTCAGAACTTTGGGAACAGTTCAGGCGTGGCCCTGGGTTTTTTGTATTCCCTGCTGGAACTCAAGGCGGGGCTTATGGAGACGGAATTTAAGATAGGCTTTGGCCGGTTCATCCGTTGCGCCTGCCGGGTAATGGGCATACCAATCAAGGATGACACCGTCATCCAGAC